AACTGGCAAGTTCACCATAGTGACTTCTGAACCATCGGCTGCCCGCAAAACAAAGCTGCGAGCAACGTTCGTCGCGGTGGCTAGACCATCATTCGTGACAACAGCTTGGAACGTGAACGGTGCGCCACGCAAAATGTACGCTGGGCCTGTGATCGAAATGCCAAGGTTAACTTGCGTTGGGCCCGTGTTTGGAGCGCTGACGTGAATGACGTTGGCTTTGATTTCGTCGTCGTAACCATACGAGTTGATAGCACGGAGACGAACTGTGTAGGTACCAGGTGTGGAGAATGTGTATGTTGGATTGACCGTTGTCGTGTCAACGTAACCATCATTTGTGAAGTCCCACTCTACGCTTGTTGCATCAACACTTGTGTTTGTGAAGGTCACTGTGAGTGGTGCTACTCCTGAAGTAGCGCTCATTGCGAAGTTTGCAGTTGGCGCACTCGGTGTTGGAACTACAACCGGCGGAATGACGCTGTTTGGATCATCCAAAATCACTGGTTGTTGGATGTTCAAGAAAATTGAGTCCACGTCATAGACGTAGCCGACTTGTTGAACGACGCCAGTTGCTGGAGGCGTCGTTGTGACTTGACCAGTGATACCACAGAACACGGCGCGGTTGATAGCAGTTGCTGGAAACGACCAAGAGGGATTGCGGACAACACCAGACGCGACTGCCTTGCCGACTTCACCTTCGTAAAGGTCTTCAACAACGAGGCCAGAAACGCGGGTGCGGTAGTCAGTGCTGCGAGCAAGGACCATACGACGTCCTTGCTGGAATTGAATCAACGAGAACCCTGGAAGCTCTTCACCAGCCATACCATTGAGCATTGGGCCGTCGAGGCGAGCGGTAACTGTTCCAAGGTTTACGACATTGAGCCAAGTAACCGTTGTGACGAAGCAGCCATTGCTTTGGCGAAGCGGCATGCCGAATGAGTCGAGAACAATGTTCCCGCCCTCAAAATTACCATTCAATCCTGCTTGTGAACCAACGCGTTGTGGATGGAGAATTGCACCGGAAGTAACAAACCCGGCGAAGCAACGAACCTTTTCAACCCACTTGTTTCCGTTCCAGACGCGGAACACATTTTCAACGGTGTCGAACCAGTGTTGATCGACTTGAGGATTTGTTGGTGCAGCCGCAGTATACAGGGGAGGAAGTAGAGTCAACCCACGGCTCAGCGAGCCGTTCAACAGGTTTACATCCCAATACAGATACGCGGTTGCAGAACTGATCGGACCCCATGCTTGGGATACAGTTTTCAGTTCTTCAACGATGTAGGTTCCGTCACGATGCGCGAATACAATGACGGTTGGGTCTGGGGAAACAATCAGGTCGACGAACTGTCCATTCACCGCGGAACGTTGCAGGAACGTTGGGTTCCCGCTCACGTCAGTTTGGTGCCTTGCCAGGCCTTGTCGGAAATTTAGACGCATACTGGCTCCTTGATTTTCTGGCGACGAACTTCCCAAGCCAAACGCATCTTTTCTTTAGTTGCTTCAGATTTTGGTTTAGAGTTTGCCTTTGAAATCTTCGCCTTATGCTCCTCTGTCATAGCACCGCGTTCAAGACCAAGAAGCCCATTTCGAATAGCCTCCTTATGCTCTTCAGAATAAGGTCCACGCTTGGTACCTGTCAACCCAGCAGATACGGCCTGTCGATGTGATTCAGAAAGTGGCACACCAGTTCTACGAAGTCGTTGAGCAACCTTAACAGACTCTGGTTGTGGTTTGCCCTTAAGTGCAACAGACATTTTCTTTCGAGTTTCATCGGAAACCCTTTTACCAGTCTGCGCTTCAACTCTTGCTTGGCGTACAATATCAAAAATCCGGCCTGATGGAACATAGCGGCGCCCATCACCCATCATCATGCAGGCTAATGCAAACTGCATTTTACGCAGATCTGAGCCTACTGTCATCTTCGTGAGAAGGAGATGACAAATGAAATGCTCTCTAGCGGAGAGACGAACCACGTTGTTTTCGTCATCTGAACCGCCGAGGCTGCGCGGAAGAATATGGTGCCGTTCGGCATAGCCAGAACGGCCTTCAGCCCTGGCTTTCTCAATCAGCCTAAAATAGGTACTTGCGTACTTGTTCACAGTGGGTACTCGGTCTGTGTCAGGACGTATTTAGGACCTGATCTGATCTGGTTTTACGGTGAGCCCCTTGAGGCTCTCTGCTATTTAGTGCGCTCAAACTCCAACAAAAACGCAAGGAAGAAGTGCGACGTTACGTGGGCGTGCAACTCCACAATGTAGTGTGTAGTTTGAACCTGAGTCAAGGGCCCAATTTGAGGCAGTGGCTGCCGAACCAGTCAGTCCTGCAACATATGACGCTGATGGTGAATCCCAACCCCATGGTGCAGGATTGCCAGCAATAATTGCGGAATTTGTTGAGTTTGATGGGTTTACATCTTCACCAACCAAAATGGAGCCTTTCTGCCAAGAGCCAATTGAACGGCCAGAATCAGCGCCACGCCCAAGGTCTGCTCCACGGATGAACTCACCACGGAGATCAGGCAGGTTGAACGTCGTGCTGCCATCCCCCACACCGTAAAGAGTGCCCATCGCTGCAAATGCCGCGGCGTAGGTTACACGCGAGACGGCCGACCCATCGCATACCAAAAAACCTGTCGGCGCGCTTGCCATTGCAAAGAAGCAAACTTGGCCAACAAGGTATGGAAGACCCTTTACCTCAAGGCCAGTCGAACCACTAATTTTGACTGCCATACACTCTCCTGATTTTCTCAGGTATTTAGACCTTCTTCTTAAGTCCAGCACTAATCTTCGCTCGGTGCTCTGGAGTAAGAGATTTGCCTATTCTAGCGATCCGGACTGTGGTGTATTATGTAACGCTAATGGTGAGCGTATAAACTACTGTCAACTCACGGTTGCCAGTGTGCTCAATTGGAGAGAACACCAAGTGAGACAACATCAACTCTTCAGTTTCATTCAGCAGGTCTGGAGTGCCAGTGCCTGCAGTGAAGAGACCAAGTTCGTCAAAGAAGTACGTGCCTTCAGTTGCCGCAGCCGAAACGCCGTCCAGACCGCCGTTCGAAGCGGTCGTGGTGTCTGCAGTGTCAGTTGCGCGGTTGATAGCCTCATTCGCAGCAATCACACAAGTGATGATGACGCGAGTGCTCGTGCTGTTTGGAATCTGCGTGAACGTGACGCTGTTACCAACACCAACACCAGAGTCGCTATCGTCAACGATTTCAACGTAAGTTGGGTTGTACAGATCAGCGGTTGTGCCCGTTGTGTTTGGTGGACGGAAGACGATCTGTTGAGTGCTGTCAACATACGTACCTTGGTTGCCCAACTTCATCTTGTAGATTTGGTAGTGGTTCTTGTTCGACAAACCACGGGCCAACGCCGTTGCCATGTTGCCAGGGTGAATGGCGTTTCGCTTGTTCATCAAAACGTTGCCAAGGTCATCCTTGATCAGAACGTCACCAACAACTTTTGTGCTGAAAGAATCTTGCATGTTTGATCCTGTAAGGGTTGTAGATCCTATTTACCGAACTTAGACGACTACGAGTTTTGCCTCAGAAGCTGCCGGTAGACTGAACCTGAAGATGTCATGACTTTGGATGCCTCGACTCTTTTGAACGTCTTCTACTACAAAGACCGGCATAGGCTTATCGGCGCCCCGAATCCAAATGAAGAAGCTCGGCTTATTCAAAATTTGAGTAATTTTGCCGTTGCCATATCCAGCCCCAGTGGCAGTGAAGGCTTGCCCGACAAGATTGGTCGGTGATCCAAAACTTGTAAAGTCAGTGGTGCCAACTTCAACAATGCTGTATTGTTTACCTGACTGCATAGCGCCTGCTGAAATGACTGCGGTTGGGAACGCCATTTCGATAATTCTGCCACCTGGAGCTGGAATCGTAAGTGAAGTCTCAAAGTCCTCATATGAGACTCTAGCCACCCCATTCCCAGTAGTTGCTGCACTAGCAATAAACACGCACCCAGTAACGTTTGCGCTTGCGCCAACTAACGTGAAGTCAGTAGTCCCAATGTAATTATTGCCCGTATCAACCGGGCCGATGATGGTGTACTGTTTACCTACCTCAAGATTGTCTGCAGGAGTATCCCATGTCGCTGAAGGCGGTAAACCGTTAAACATGACGGTCACTGCGGTGTCTGCTGGGGTGTCCATGCCGCCGGCGTCATAGCCTGCCTGATCAAATGCAAACCCGAAGTCATTCACACGAAGAGTCATTGCCTCTTTGAGTGATGTAGCTGCAGCCTCTCCATCATGGCGATCAGTAATGTCCATTGCCATACCAATCGCTGGGACGCCAAAGCCAAAGTACTGAGGCGTATAGTTGATTGGCGGCTCTGCTTCCAAAAGCGCAACGAACTGGTCGAACGTCATGGTTGCCGGCCACAGTCGATCAGTGGTTGAATCTGGTGCGTATGGACCGAGCAGGGCAATCAGATCATTGTACAAAGCTTGCACTTGAGGGCCAGATGGGTTGACGGCAAGTGTATCAACACCACTTCCACGGACGAGTCCAGTTAGCTTGGATGCAGTGAATTGCGCCGTCAATGCGTCATATTCGGCTTGTTCTGCAGGTGTAAGAACGTTCTGCTGCTGCAGCACCATTGACCTAGCAAGGTCTTTGGCAAGCATAAACACGCTGCTGAAGGCTTGTCCAGCATCAAAGTACCCCATCTCATCAGTCGTGAGGTCTTGTGAGTAGCCAACTACGGTGACCAATCCAGGCTCAAGCACTCTGATAGAAGTTGAATCAATTTGTTCAGCGGGCCCCGTGATACTCATGAAGTCAGAAGCGAAAGGCAACACACGAACGATAGGTGTTACTGCATTTGCATCCCATACCCCGCCGTTATCACCATCAAATGTCGGAACAGTGAAATCAGGTGCTACAAATCGGGTAAAGTTTTCAGAGTATCGTCCGGTTTCAACTGGCAGAGATACTGAACTACCTTCCAGATCGAACGGCAAGTTGTCGAAGCCTGGCAGGAAGCCACCAAATGGGCCGTCTGAAACAGCGACATTGACATCAAGTGCATAAGCGGTCTTGATCTTCCAAGTGTTTCCTTCGACGATCTGAACATTCACCGTGTCCATGAAGAGCGCGTCTTCAGTCAGACCACCACCGCTCAAAAGGAACTGAATGCCCTCAGTAATCGTGACCTTCATTGCCTCATTCGTGCCGGAACCAAGCGTAACGAGGTTCGCTTCGGTGTTCAGAGGCAAGTGGTTCGCTGCAAAAGTCGAGTCCCACTCAAACACCACGTCATCAGGGTCTGTTCCACGAGCGCGAACGGTACCAATCTTTGTGTCCTGAACGGCCGACCGGACCTCGAAGATCGTTGCGGTGTCACTGAAATCAGCAGTTGATGTGGTGCTATCAAACTTGGTGATTAGTGTAGGCAGCCACCCCGAGAGCACCGAAGTTTCTGGACTTGTAACGGACAGAGG